CCTACGGCGAAGGAACTCGCTCGCCTCAACCGCTTCCCTCCGGCATGACTGTATCGAAAGTCACCCCCTTCATCGTTCAATTGCAGGACATGGCGCACCTGATGAACGATAGCGACCGTGAGCTTCTTCTGGGCCTGATCCCGGAAGGGACTGCGGACCTTGATCGGGATGCGACGAACCTGGAGTCCATCCTGTCGAAGCTGTACAAGACGGCGGACCGGCTCAACAAGCTGGCCACAATGGCGGATGACACTGACGCCCTGAAGGTGGCTGCCGCCTCGCTCAAGCAGGTGCTGGACGTGGCCGTGAAGTACACCGACAAGATCGAAGCGTCCAAGCGGGCATTGCATATCGAGAACGCGCTGGTGGATGCGGTCGAGAGCTTCGACTCGCGCCACCCAGGGTTCAAGACAGAGTTTTTGGCGTACCTCAAGGAGGCGTTGAAATGAATTACCACTTGGCTAGGTTTCTGATTGTCCTGTTTATGTCGATTCCGGTGAACCTCTTGATGCGGATGGTTGCTGAGGTAGAGGGTTTCTGGAGCGGGTTCCTGGTAGGGTTTGTGTCCTTTATGCTTGCCGACATCTGGTACATGCTGTGCGAGGTGCGTAGTGAACGCTCGTGACCTGTACAGCCAGCTCCGTCACGAGCTGGCTCCCGTCCCCAACACCACGATGGCGTCTTGCTCGGAGGGATGCGGCGGCTCTGCGAGGGGCGGCGGGGTATGCGTGACCTGCCTGTCGAAGGGGCTTCGGGATGTCACCCCTGCCGTGGACTGGGACGGCTTTGTAGAGGCCCTGCGCGTCAGTAGGGACTACATCCTGTCGGCGGAAGCGGAGATATTCCGGTGAACCGGCTCCCCGCCCCGCCCGCCACCTGCAACTATGCCGGTGTCAACGTGTACGAGGCTTGCACGGTCGAAATTACTGAGCTGGTAGCCACCAAGACCCGGCAGAGACTCATGGCCGTCTCCATCCCGAACGCACTCAGGCGCTACTACGAGGACAACTACCCCACCCTGCAAGTCGCTTCTGTTCAAGCCACAATGCGTGGCTGGGAGGTGGCCCTGGTTGATCGGTAACCAGTTCCAGCCAGTTGTTGCGCACGCCCTGTCGGCTCTCTTCCCACGTGAGCCACAGGGCCTGGCCCTTTTCCACGGTCTGCCCGTGGAACTTTTCTGTACGTTTCACGTGGAACATTCTCCACTCGGGGTTCCACCACCGCCGCTGGCGCTCGTCAGGCTCCCAGACTCGCTCCCCGAGGTGGGGCTTGCCTGTGACCTGCTGTAGCGGCCCTGAGAGGGCGCGCACGGTCCACGGGATAATTCGGTGGTGCAGGTGCCGGTAGCGGGCCACGTGGTCGCTACGGGTGCGCAGGAGGCCAGTGGAGCGGGCTTCTGGGTCGTGCCAGTAGGTGCCGGACTGGTAGAGGCCGAAACCTGCAAGATAAATGGGGCACAGGCCCAGCAACCATGCCCACCACACCGCCTGGTATCCGGAGTTCGGGGCCAGCAGCATACCTCCGTAGTCGTGCAGCCGTACCGTGCCGGGGAGGTACTTCTGGGTCACAAGGGGGCCGGCGTGCCACTGACGCAGGTACTCGACCATGGGAACCTTCTTTTCCTGGTGGATTTCGTCCCCGAAGACGCAGTAATCGACCTTTCCGAGCAGCTTGGCCCCGTGTTCATTGGCGGAAATGGTCACGAACCGGCTAATATCCCCAAGACTTTCCACGTCTTGCACCAGCGAAGGAGCACCACCCATGACAAGGGCGGGTCTTGATCCAAAGACTTCCAAAGCACTCTACTCCCGTATTGCCGATAGGCTGGGGGGTGAGTCTGCCATAACTTCGGTGGGGGAGTGGCTGTGTGACAACACGTTTCTGGACGGAAAACCCTGGACGTTCCGCCACCACGAGTTTCAGCAAGCCATCTGCAACTGCACGGACCGGCATGTGGTCGTACAGAAGCCCACGCAGGTGGGCCTGACCGAACTTAGCCTGCGCATCGCGCTCGCTCTGTGCGCTCTGCGGTCGTACTTCAAGGTCATTTATGTGCTCCCCAGTGCCCAGTTTGCAGGGGAAGTGTCGAAGATGCGCATCTCTCCGATGATCGAGACCTCGGAGCGGCTATCTTCGATGCTGGTTCCGGGCGCGGACGGGGCGATGGCCAAGCGTATCGGCACCTCCATCTTCTACATGGGTGGTGCGGCGACCGAGCGTCAGACGATTTCGCGCCCTGCCGAGGCACTGTTCTTCGACGAGAAGGACTACTGCAACCAGGCCGTCTTGCAGGGCTACTTTGGCCGTTTGGACCACGTAGAGGAGGCAAAACAGCTCATTCGTGAGTTTTCCACCCCGACTGTGGGCGATTACGGCATCAATCGCAGCCTGCTGATGTCGTCTCGTGCCCGGTATCTGGTCAAGTGCGAGCACTGCGGGGAGTGGCAGGCTCCGGACTTTGCTACGCAGGTGCGGGTTCCGGGCTGGGATGGGGATGATTTCCATCTGTTTACCCGAGATGACCTGCCCACTTGCGACACGGACGCGGCCTATCTGGCGTGTAGAAAGTGTTACAAGTCCCTGAATGCGTCGCTGCTTGACACAAAAAGGGAGTGGGTAGACGAGGTTCCTGGGGCGAGCGTCAAGGGATTTGAGGTCAAGCCCTATGACTTGCCCAAGTACAACACCATCCCTCGGCTCGTTCGCAAGATAGCGGATCGAACCAGCCACAAGTACTGGAACGACGTACAGGGCGAGGTATTCCAGTCCGAATCGAACTCGGTCAACCTGAACGTGGTCGGGGAGAAGTTCTGTCTCGGGGCCGACCACCCCCTGAAGGGGTGCTCTGTGGGCATCGACGTGGGCGACACCTACTGCTATGCGATGGCCGGGCGTAAGGTGGGGGTTGAGACCCATGTTTTGTGGCGCAAACGCTACGCCATCTCGGATGGGCCGTTTGAGGAGCAGATCAGGAAAGACCTGCCTGAGTTCGTCTCGGGGGTGATGGACAGAGGACCCAACCGGACTCTCTCACGCTCGTTCACCGACCACGGTGGAGACAGGTTTTACGCCTGCACATACCGCAAGGACAAGCCCGCAGCCAAGGACTACTTCGAGACGAACGACGAGACGAGGATTGTCAGTGTGCAGCGCACGACGGGCTTCAACCTGCTGGTGGAAGAACTAAACAAGGGGCTATGGAAGTTTGCCATCGGCCCTGACAGGGAGATGGTTTTGCATCATTTTGGCGGTATGAAGCGGCTTCAGCAGGCGACCGAAGAAGGGGACTACGCCCAGCAGTGGGTCAAGGTGGGCGACAAGGAAGACCACTTTTTCCACGCTGCGATGTACCTGAAGACCGCGATTGAGTTGCTCGACGGGCAGTTTTCCAGTGTCATTGGAACACTCCCGAATTTCCGAGGGGTGTCAATTGGTGCGCCAACCGGGCAGAATACTACGAATTTTTTCCGAGGGTGACGCCCGATGCGGTGTGCAGGATGTGGTTCCGAGGGGGTTATCAAAAACGGGGCGGGAAGGCATAAATGCAAGGAGTGCGGGAGCACGAGGGTGCAGGAGCATTTTCCCGCTCCTGCCGACCATACGGTCAAGGGGGTGTCCACGCTGTACGACTCTGACGGCAACGTCAAGGCGCAGTGGGTAAAGACCAACACGGATCACATCCAACAGCGGGAGGCTCTGGAGGAGATGGCGTTGGCGGCCATTTCCAAGCTGCCAAAGCTGAAGCGCCGCCCTGCTATAGGCAAGACGTTGCACCGCTTGGCAGTGGGCTACCCTGTGGGGGACGCGCATGTGGGAATGCTGTCTTGGCCCAAGGAGACAGGGGAAACCTGGGACATCGCCACGGCGGAGGCCGTGCAGTGCGCGGCGGTGAATGCGCTGACCGAAGCCGCTCCCAAGGCGGAGTCTGCGGTGCTGGTGACGCTAGGGGACCTGCTTCACTATGACCAGCAACTGCCCGTGACCACACGCTCCAAGAACGTGCTGGACGCGGACAGCCGCTATGCCAAGATGGCAGGGGCGGGGGTCAAGATTCTGAGGCAGTGTATCGAGTCGGCGCTGGCCAGACACGACCGTCTTCGGGTGGTAGTCGTGCAGGGCAACCATGACGAGATCGGTTCCTTGTGGCTGTCCATGGTGATGGCACACCTATACGAGAACGACGACCGAGTGACAGTAGATGACTCGCCGGCCCCTTTCCGGTACTTCCGCCACGGCAAAACACTGGTAGGGTGCCACCACGGGCATCAGTGCAAGCCTGACCGACTTCCCGGCGTCATGGCGGCGGACATGGCTATGGACTGGGGCCAGACACTCCATCGGTACTGGTGGCTTGGACATGTCCACCACCAGTCGGTGAAGGAGCACCCTGGATGCTTTGTGGAGTCGTTCAACACGTTGGCGGCGAAAGACGCTTATGCCACTGCTGGAGGATGGCGAGCGGCCCGGAATATGAAGGCGATTGTGTTGCACGATGAGTGGGGGGAAGTGGCTCGCCACACGGTCGATGCTCGAATGTTTCAAGGCTGACCTTGCGCCTATGACCCAGGACAGGGGATAATTCAGGCATCGTTACCCCTTTGAGGGCTGGTAGGTGCAACATATCTCAGAAGCTATCAAGATTGCTCCTCCAGCAGCGGCGACCCTCTGGACTATCGCAGGGCTATCCCTCGACGAGGCGGTAGCGTGGCTTACCATCCTGTACCTGTTGGCCCTCTTGGCAGAGAAGGTGGCGAAATGGGTTTGGACGTGGAAGGGGAGACGGGGATGAGCAAGGCCCGCATAGCCGTAGGGGCGCTTGCGCTCAGCGCCGCCGCCCTCGCTGGGTGGTTCGCCAGCGAAGGTGACGGCCCGATAAGGGTCATCGACGGGGTGGAGCACCATGTTCCGTACATCCCGGTGAAAGGCGACGTGCCCACCATAGGGCACGGCTCTACTCGCTACGAGGACGGGACTCCGGTCAAGCTGACGGACCCTCCGATCCCTCGAAGCAGGGCACAGGAACTGGCCATCAACCTGCACAGCGTCGAGGAACGCAGGTTCAAGGCGTCTCTGCCAGGGGTGGAACTGACTCAAGGGGAGTATGATCTGTATGTAGACTTTGTGGGGCAGTATGGTATCAGCAACTGGAGGGTGTCAAGTATGAGAAGGCACCTTTTGTCGGGGGAATATACCCAGGCGTGCCACGCGCTGTTGAACTGGAAGAAGGTCAACGGTTACGATTGCTCCACGCTGGTCAATGGTAAGCCGAACAAGGTGTGTTGGGGGGTCTGGGAACGGCAGATGGCTCGACACGCGAAGTGCATGAAGGAGCAATCATAATGAGCAGTGGCGCGCGGCACTGGCGGTGGATAGGGTTGGCAGCCCTTCTACTTCTTTACGTTTTTCTTCGGCTTCCGAAGGCAGAAGGCGCTGAACCCCCTCTTCTTTTCCTGGTAGAGCAGGCCACGGTTGTTTACGCCCCTTCCGGAGAAAGGATAGACATACCTTTCGGGGCGGAAATAGACGTATGTGCCGGACCGGGAGGGATGCTGGTGTACGAATTCGCTCCACGGGTAGTTCGCGCTCCGTACCCGTGTAGAGAGCGTCCCTTGTTTCGGGACGGGTTCGAGCTGTGACGCACCTTCTGACCCGCGCGCTGGCTGCGGCACTGGTACTCTCCCTGTGCGTAGCAGGTATCCAGACTTTCCGGCTCTCGGGGAGGACTACGGAACTGGAGGTGGCGACGGCGCGGTTGGCGGCGGAAGAGTTTCGAGGGATGGCGTGGGAGCAGACGACGTATGACTTGAGCGTCGATCTGGCAAAATGCCAGTCTCAGTGGGAGGAGGCCAACAAAAGTGCAGATCGTGCTCGTGAAATTGCCGAGGCGTACCGAGAGGAGAACGTCAAGCAGTACCTCGCTTTTCAGGAACGCTGGCGGAGCCGGACACAAGACTGTACGCTATCGCTACAGCAGATGCAGTCGGCGTGTGAAGCCCAGATAGGAGACTACTAATGCGCAGCAGACTCGATCTTTCGGAAAAGGTAGAAAACAAGGACCGTCGGTTCGGTGCCGCGTTGGAGTACTACCCGGCGCGCATCGTTACGGGGGGACGCACCAGAACGGCGCTGTTTACCGCCCGACAAATCAGTGAGGCGCTGGAGCGGTATGACGCTAATCAAGAGGATGTGCCTAACCCCAGCATGTGGGAGAGAGTGAAGGCATGGCTCGCAGCGCGCTGATCCTCGCCTTTTTGCTCGCAGGGTGTTGTCCGAGGCAGGAAATCACCCGGCCAGTTATCATCGAGAAGGACCGAATCGTGGTAGAACTCGTCAGGGACGAACTTCTTCAGGAGCAGGAAGTGGTGTCGGGGCCTCTGGCGCAGTGCCCCGAAGTGGCGGCGGCCCGGAAGGCCGCGCTGGAGACGTGCAATGGGCAGCTACGAGCCATCAAGGAGGGGAGACGAAAGTGAACAAGGTGCAATTTACCCATAAAGGCTGGTTCTGGTTCTGCCCTATCTATTGGGCCGAGGATGGAGCGGACGGGTGCGTCGTGGATGTCAGGCAGCCGTGGCAGGAAATGTTGTTCTATGTGTGTGAGGGGCTGGAAGCCTTACGCATTTCGTTGTCCTGTATGATATGGGCGGACTATGAACCGAGTTTTTCGTTCCGGGTGGAGGCACTTGCCACCCCCATTGTGCGACAATGGAGCGAGTAAACGGGTAGTATCCGCACATGGCCGAGCAAAAAATCGACGTCACTTTGCCCCGCACGCTGGTAACAGCGGCGCGGTCGCGTGCCCGACCCAGTGACTCTGGCTCGGCAGGGGAGCAGATCAGGCAGTCTCCAGCCTATAACCTGATGAACACCGCTACCCGGACGTACCGGGAAGCGTCAGAGATAGTTGCGTTGCTTCGCCACTTGGCGAGGGCCGAAGGGCCGTTCTCCAGCGCCGTCCACACGATGGTGGAAATTGCCTCAACGCGCTATAAAGTGTTCGCCTACAACGACGAGGACCAGCGACTCAGCACGGAAGGCACTCTAGCGGCCATGTCCGTGCTCGCTGGCATCGACACTCCCACAGACTACTCTGGGATGACCCAGAAGAAGTCTATGGATGAAACGTTGAAGGAGATGCTTCGAGAATCGCTTCTTACTGGAGCGGTCTGCGCCGAGCTGGTCCTGAACAAAGCTCGCCTGCCGGAAAAAGTCCAGTTGGTAGGAGCGGAGACGTTGGAGTGGGTTGAAGATGGCTCGGGGGGAGCAGTCCCACAACAGACCATTACCGGGAAGACAGACCCTGTAGACCTGGACATCCCGACCTTTTTCGTGTCTCGACTGAACCCCGATCCGGGAACGGTGTCTCCTCGCTCGATGATGGAAGCGTGCGTGAAGATGCTTGTGTATTTCGGCGAGTTCATGGACGAAATTCGCAGATCGGTCAGGCAGGCTGGGCACAATCGCATGACCGTGGCACTGAGCACGGAGAAGATTGCGGCCACGGCTCCGACGGATGTAAGGAACGACCCAGTGAAGCTGGCGGCGTACTTCGAGCAGATTCGAGGTGCCGTAGAGTCAACCTTGTCGAACATTGAACCGGAGCAGGCGCTGGTTTTCTTCGACTCCGCCGAACCCGACGTGCTTCAGTCGGGCACGGGTTCCAAGATTGACTACACCCCTTTGCTGAACGTCATTTCGGGGCAGTATGCCACGGCAATGAAGACCCCACCGTCGGTGCTGGGCCTCCGGCTCGAAGGCGGGTCGCAGCAGATGGGTAGCGTGGAAACCCTGATCTACATGAAGACAGCAAAGGCGCTGCACACTCCGGTGGAAACCGTGATGTCTCGCGTCCTGACCTTGGCTTGCCGTCTTCTGGGCCACCCGGTCACGGTCTGGTTCCGACTGGACCCTCTGGACCTGCGACCGGAGCGGGAGCTTGAGGCGTTCTTGACCATGCGGGAATCCCGGTTGCTGGACCGGCTGTCGCTCGGACTCATTAGCGATGATGAGTTTGCCATCGAGACGGACTGCTTCCCTCGACCGGAAGGGTCAGAGCTTCTTTCTGGTACGATGTTCCGCCATAATGGTAACAACACCGTAGAAACTCACCCAGGAGATACGGCAATGGGCCGAGAACTTCAACCCGATAAGGACGCTCCACGAAGGGGCGGAGGCCGATCCCAATGATGGACCAAATCTGGCTTGGCACCGAGAACAGCTACTTCGCCGTGCAGCAGCAGTTGGCGGCTAAGGTCCCTATGCCAAACCTGTCGGCTGACGACAAGTTCATGGGCATCCCAAATCCTCTGGAGTTCGAGGTGCATGACGGCGTGGCGGTCGGCACGATCAGCGGTGGCCTTCTAACCTCAAGCACATGGATTACAAGGCTGTTTGGAGTCACTTCTTACGAAGACATCCAGATGGCTCTGGCGGAACTGTCGGGCAATCCGGAGGTCCGGTCTGTACTGCTCAACTTCGACACTCCTGGCGGCATGGCGAAAGGGTGCAAACAATGCGCCCAGTTCATTCGCGCCTACGGAGAGACGGTAAAGCCTGTGCATACGCACGCTTCTGACATGGCGGCGAGTGCGGGGCTGTGGCTCTACTCCGCAGGGCTGTATCACACGGTGGATGAGGAAGCCAAGGTAGGTTCTCTCGGGGCCATCATGGTGCATTCCGAATACACCGAGCAGCGCAAGCAGGAAGGCATTACCGACCGCGTTTTCCGGACGGCCCCCAAGAAGGCGCTTGGTCACCCGCTGGAGAAACTGACTGAGGAGGCGGCTGCCCAGATCGAGGCAGACCTTGCCGAGCTTCACGACAAGTTCGTGGCAGGGGTATCTGACTTGTCGGGGATCGGCACTCGGAAGGTTGCCACGCAGATTGCCACGGGGCAGATGTTCTCTGCCGAGGAAGCCAAGAATCTCGGACTGTCAGACGCAGTTTTGACAATTGGAGAAGTTGTAGCCAAAATGGCACGCAAGTACAAACCCAAGGCCCAGGCGGCCCGTAAATAAGAGGCAGCGAGATGACCACGACTAACAAGACAACGCGAGCGGAAGTCATGGCGCTCATGGCTAACGGCGCGGAGGTTGACGACACGACGCTGGAACAGGCCCTGTCCGAGGCCGATGAGCAGGAGGCTACTCCGGAGAGCGCGCAGGGACATTCGCCGGAGAAGGGGCAGGGCGAACCTTCAGAGCAGGAGGTGTCCGACACCGATGTTGCGGGCTTCCTGGCTGAGCTTCGCTCTTTGGAGCGCGCCAACGCCAAGCTGGAGGTTCAGGTGGAGAACCTGACTACCCAGATTGACAGCCACAAGACTGACACCAACACGGCCTGCGGTGTGATCCGAAAATGCGTCGAGCGTCTGGCGCTACCTCTGGAGACTACCGTGGTTGGCTTGGAGACAATGAGCCTTCCGGGGTTGTGTAACGTGTTCACGCAGCTCAATGAAAAGTTTGAGCAGCGGTTCAAGGTTGGCGGCGTTGCTCGCACCGTCAAGACTGAAGAATTGGCGGGCGCATCCGATCTTGAACTCCGCCGGCGTATGTCGGCATCCAAGCAAACCAAGAGGGCTTAACAATGGCTGGTCACACCTTCCACCTGAGCGTCAAGGCTCCGTATCCGCCGCACTCGGTGGAGACGGCTGCTCTTGGTGCCTCCGCTTCCGCAAAGTTCACCGATGCGGATCGTAATAAACTCGTAAAGCTGGCGGCGGCGGACAACTATGTCCTCGTCACTGATGGCGATGACATCGAGGCGATGTGTGTTTCGCTGGAACCGGGCACGGTCAACGATGGTTGGTCGTATGGTTCTGTGCAGTTCAAGTTCACCAACCTTGAGGCTGTCGTCTCCGGTACCACGCTGACCGTGGGTGCCGCGGTTGTCGCGGGTCCGCAGGCCGCGCTCGGCACCAAGCAAAACTGGCCGGTCGTCAAGGCCGGTACTGGCAGCGTGTTCAAGTGGCGTGTCAAGTCGCTTCTGGGCGGCTCTGGCGCGGCGGGAACCCGCGTTCTCGTTGAACCCCTGACTCGCTAAGAGGACCTAACCCATGAGCTTCTCCCTTTCCATCTCCAGTCTGGGCAAGAACGTTGAAGTGCCGTTCTGCCTTCACGACTTCCAGTCTGCCTCGGAAGCGGGCTTGTCGTTCGGCCAGTGGCTGAATCGCAAGGTCCCGACTGACGAGCGCGACCCCGGCACAGCATTTGAACAGTGCAAGGCCATCACTGGCTTTACCCACATGGGCGACGGCACGTTCTCCACGATGGCTGACATCGTGACGGACAAGGCGGCGCTGAGTTCGGCCATTGTTCGCCCGGACGGCGCTGATCGCACCCCTGCGGGCCGATTCTTCTTCGTCCCGGCCATCATGGAGTGGATTTACTCTGACCTCGTGTCGGATGGTAATGCCTACATCCAGGCCATCATGGGTGCGGTGGCCAACACACGCTCGATCAACTCCCCCGCGTATGACCGCGTGATCGTGGACGTGTCGAACCCCCGCAACAGCCCGGCCATGCCGACTTCCCAGCTCTCCGAGCCGGCTCGTCTGCTGACCTTCACCACCGCGAACGTCCGTCGCAACCTGCCTGTGTGGGCAGTCGGTCTGGAAATCTCCGATCAGGCGGCTCAGGCGGCTTCGGTTGACCAGGTGCAGATCAACCTGCGCGCCCACTCTCAGGGTGAGCGTCTGCGTCGCATCAACTCTGACCTGCTGGGCATCCTGAACGGCAATGCCGATGCAGGCGAGGCGGGTGTGATTAGTGGCGCTGTGACGGTGGCTTCGCTCGACCCGGCTGCTACCGGCCCGATCTCGCAGCGTGCGTGGGTCAAGTGGCAGTGGTCCGATCTGTTGAACCGTCAGATCACTCACGTGTTCGGCAACATCGACACTTACCTCGACCTCGAAGCCCGCACCGGCAAACCCACGACCAGCTCGGGTGAGCTGGCTAAGCAGGCCGGTAACTTGAATGTTATTCCGGCTCTGGGTCTGGAACTGGTGGCCGGTACGATCAAGTTCATCCCGATGCAGGACTGGCCGGCTGACACCCTGATGGGTGTTGACTCCAGCAAGGCCATGCAGCGAGTGGTGAACGTGTCGGCGGCCTATCAGGGCGTCGAGGAGTACGTCTCTCGCCGCAGCACCTTCTTCCGGGTGGACACCTCGGAGCGTATCGAGAGCATCGGCTACAAGGATGCGTTCTCGGTACTGACTCTGAACGCGAACAACGTAAGCTGATAAAGGGCCGGTTAGGAAGGCCAGACGGGGCCGCTGCTGTAAAGCGGCGGCCCTTTTTCTTTGTGAAGGAGAAACCTCGTGGAACCAGAAACCCAGAAGAAGAAGGGCGGTCGCCCAGCTAAGACGGAAGACACGGTAGCGCCTCGTGCTGCTGACCCCATCCCTGCGCCTAAAGAGAGCGCGGTGTATCTTCGTGCCACGCGATTTGAGATCGTCGATCCTTTCACGCGGCTGAAATACACTATGCACAGTGTCACCAAGACGCCTGTGATTTCAGCATGGCTCGCGTCCCAGATTCGAGCTGGCTTTCTTGAACGAGCTGAGCCGTGAGCAATACCGACCTGTTCTACACAACTACCGATGAAGTCAGGGCCGTGCTGGGCCTGACCGATAAGGAGTTGAAGGACAAGATGATACTTGACGCGGGCACGCTGGACGCGCTCGCTCTGGCGTTGCTGGACCACTTCCCGGAACACGACGCTCTGGCGCAGCGAGTTGCGGGCACGGGGGCGACCCCGGACGATGACCGTCTCTGGCTGCTGCTGAAGGGCTACTGTCGCTACGAGGCGGCGTGTCACCTATTGCCTCAGTTCCAGATGATCGTGGTCAAGAAGATCACGGACGGCGACGTTGAGATGATGAGATTCGGGCCGGATGATTTGGCGCAGTTTGTGGCGAACATCCGATCTCGCAGGGATGAGTACCTGCGTGAACTCGACCCCGAGTTCTTTGTCACCACGGCGTTCTATGGCTTCGGGGCTTCCGTCCCCGCGTATGACCCGGTTACGAACGAAGGGGGTTGACCGTGGACATGTTCCAAGCCGCCCGTTACTTCGACTTGCAGGACTTCGAGAACTTCGATACGGCCACCACGACGTGGACGGGGCAGGTGTTCAAGGGCCAGCAAAAGGTATCGGACAAGTTCTCCAGCATCTACCACCGCCCTACTCGCAAGGCGATGTTGTATTGCGCGAACGACGTGACTCCGGCTTCGGTGATCCGCAACGTGTCGTCCGGCGAGGTGTTCATGGTTGGCGCGCTCCAGCCAGACACGCATGACAACACCTTCTATCGTAGGGTGTACGCGCTCCACCGCGCTCTCACCCTCGGGACCCTGCTCCGAAAGACCCCTGTTGGCCCAGTCAATAATCCTGGATGGGCTGTGGAGGTGAACATGGGGCAGGTCTGGGTTGACTTGGAACTACGCTCTGCCAACGAGAACGAGGAACTGATTCCGATCTCTAACGAGCATTACTTCGTGACCATGCCAAGCGACACTGACACGAGGGAGTTCGACTCGATTGTCGTGGGAGGCGTGAATTACTGGGCCGTGGCGGACTACGTGGACTCGAAGTTCAAGATGTTCCGCGCCGGAAAGCACAAAGACCCACGCGACAACCTAGTGTTTCGGCGCAGGGCGGGCACGACGTACTCGGGTGGGCAGGTTGTACCCAACTGGCAAGACTTCAACATCACGGCTCGTACAGGCCGTGCGGACTTCTCTCAGTCTGACGGAATCACAGCCAAGAACCGTATCAAGATCATGATTCAGGACGGATGGATCGGGGTAACCCCCACCACCGACGACAAGATCACGGTCTGGGGCAAGGATTACGACATCCTGACGGTGACGCGGGACTCTTCTGATCTGGAATGGAACCTGTTGGCGGGGTACTAATGTGGCTAAAAAGACGAGGTTCTCCAACGTCGAGCGATACCTGAAGCGTCTGATCGAGGATGTTCCCAAGGTCATGCCGACGATTCTGGCCGAGGTGGCGTGGGGGACGTACCAGGAGGTTCTACAAGCCACCGTCGTAGACTCGGGGCAGGCCATGTACCACTGGAACATGACGCTGAACGGTGCCGCTCCGCCAAGATTTCGGAGTATGAAGGGGGAGGCACCTGTGGGCGAATCTGGGTACTACTCTCACGGAACGGACTCTGGCTTCTACGAAGAAAACAGTTACGATAACAAAGAGAACGTGTGGGCGTTCAAGATCGCGCAGGGCGAACCCATCTACGCCAAGGTGCTGCGGTCCAGAGGTGGGATAACCAGTGTGCAGGTGGTAAACTCAACCCCGTCCCAGACGGCCACTACCTATACCGGGCAGGACTACCGCGTCAACGCCGAACTGGATCAGCCTTGGGACATTGACCGCCATCGAAGGGCGGCGTTCGCAGTGGCCAAGGCCAAGTTCCCCCACCTGCTGTCAGGGAAGCGAGGCCCTTACCGGAAATGATTGACCGCCAGACAGTCCAGAACGGGTTCGACGCTGTGCTTCAGGCGACGCTTTCTGCCGCCCCGGCAGTGGAGTTCCTGTACGACAACCAGGAGGACATGTCGCTATCTACCGGCACGGCCCCGTATGTGCGTATGCGAGTCAATTTCAACTTTGATGACCAAGTCCACTTGGGTAATCAAGGGTATAGGCGGCAGGAGGGGTCCATCTTGCTGTTTATTCATGTTCGGACCAACACCGGCCCGCTGGCCCGCAACCAGATTGTGGATCGCCTTACAAGGGCGTTCCGCTCCACTTACATAGCTCCGGCTACCACATTTGACGCACAAGTGCTACCATCTACGCGAACGGAGAATTGGGAAATAACCGCCGTTCGTATACCGTTCTACTTCGACAACCCCCGAGGGTAACCCAATGAGTGCAACCTCTAATCAGTATGACCTGCGTTACATCGAGGAGACCACTCCTGGAGTAACACCTTCAACCCCCGCGCTGAAGTACGCCCGTATCACACAGGCGGCACTGACGGCTTCCAACACCTTCACTGAGTCCGAGGAGTTGTCTCCTCTCGGCGTGCCTACCGACGTGGCGCTGACCGACCGCTCGGTGTCCGGCACGGTTGACATCGAGGCGTCTTACGCCAGCCACGACGACTTCCTCGCGGCTGCGCTGAAGAACAACTGGGCTGTCACTGACTTCAGTGGTTCGGCGACAACCACCACCCTCGCCACGAACAACCTGACCGCGACTGGCGCGTTCGCTAACGTGGTGGTGGGCCAGCTTATCGACCTGAAGGGCATGACCACCGCCGCCAATAACCGTACTTACCGCGTGGTGGCTAAACAGAACAACAACACGATCACGGTTTCCCCGATCCCCGCTGCCGCCGAAACTACGGTGGATGCGAACATCACTTCCGACGTGCTGCGCAGCGGCCAGGTGAACAAGACGTTCACTCTGGTTGAGCGGTTCAAGGACTCGAACGACCATGCCACCCGCACCTACCGTGGTGAGGCAGTCAGCACCTACAGCATGAGTCTGGCTACTGGTGCCATTGTTACCGGCCAGATCGGCTTTATGGGTCGCTCGTCTGAGTGGGGCACGGACCCGGCGATCTCCGGCGAAACCTCTGTGGACGCCCCGCTGACCCCGGTCTTCGACTCGGTAAACAACATCGACAACGTGTGGCTGGGCAGCGTCAACTTGTGTGAGGCGGGCCTGTTGCAGTCGCTTGACTTCAACATCGACAACCAGCACCGTGAGCAGAAGGCGGTGTGTAAGCTGGGCGCAGCCAATGTTGTCGCAGGCACCCAGCGCATCACGGTGTCCGGCACGCAGTACTTCTTCGACAAGACCGAGGCGGAGCGTGCCGAGGCGGTGACAGACTTCGCTTTCTCGTTCCGCATCGTGGACAATGACGGCAACGGTTACGACATCCTGCTGCCACGCTGCAAGTACACGCAGTATGACGTAGCTCCAGGCGGTAAGGACACGGATGTCACCGCCACCTTCGAGCTGCTCTCTCTGGCCGACCCAGATACCGGCGCTGTGGCGGTTGTAAGCCGTATCCGCACGTCCCCCGGCCCGGACGGCACGACTTGATGCACCCCGAGTGAAGTTGTGGCAAGATACTGGCCGGGGCTAGACCCCGGCCTTTTCTTTTCTAACCGCGCTGAACGCGCAAAGGATTCCCGATGGAAGTTTCAGAGTTCATTGACCTGTTCACCACTGACTTGCAGAAAGAGGTGGAAGGTGTGTGGGTGGAATACGGCAAGGGCGTCGAATGGAAGATCGCTCGTGCAGGTAACGACGAGCACGCTCGCTTGCAGCGTTCGATGGCCCGTGCCAACCAAGCGTTGTTCAATATGAGCGACGAGGCGTCGCAGGAAGCACAGCAGAAGCTGGTTCAGCGTCTGTACGCTCAGGCCATCCTGAAGGATGTTCGCGGCCTCACCCTGGATGGGCAGGAGGTCAAGTACACGGTTGACCTCGGTCTCAAGGCGCTCGCCAAGAAGGACTTTTTCGACTGGGTACACTCGCACGCCAAGCAGATGGAAGCGTACCAGACGAAGGCTGAGGACGAAGCAGTAAAAAACTGATCGAGGCGGTCAAGTGGCATCGGCAATATGGAGACATGTTGCCGAGGCTGCGCGCTCAGGCGGAGAAAGACTCCAGAGCACGCAGCCTGTTGGCGGAGAGGGTACAAGTGCCTTGGCATTTGCAGAGTTACCTCGCCGCCTTCAACTACCTGTCCCGCCGCAGGCAAGCAGGCTTCTCCGGGATGCAACCACTCAGCATGGAAGCAGTCATGGGGTACGGTGAGAAGATGGGCTTCTCTGGGGTGTGGCCGTTCTACCTCCGAGTCATTGACGAACTGGACTCCGAGTGGCTTGAGGCGCAAGCAAGGAAGCTGAAGGCTGCGCAGCCGAAAGGGAAGAAGAAGTGATAACATGGGGCCGGATTTCCGGCCCTTTTTTCTTGTGAGGAACCGTTGTGGCTGACGACCAGATTAGTATCAGTGCGGCAGAAGCCATCAAGGAAATGCGGGACCTCACCAAGGAGGCCAACGGCTTTCTCAAGGCCCTTCGGCCTATGGAGTCGGCGCTGGAAGAAGTAGCCAACGGTATGGCTCTCACGGCGACTAACAGCCGGAAGATGGTCACCGCTCAGCAGGCGACCAACAACGCTATCCGGGACATGACGGCGGCGCTCAGGAACAATACCAAGGAGCGGGACAAGGCCAGCGAGTCCGTGGTAAACCTGTCACGAAGCGTCGAAAAGATGGTGGACATGCTGGTGAAGGACAGGTCCGCAGTCGAGACTCTTTCTACCTCGCAGGACAAGCTGGTAGCGAGCACACTTCGACTCACCCAGGAAGTGCGCAGCTTGGGCGCTGTGCAAGTCTCGGCGGGTAAGGCTTCGGCCAGCACCTCTGCCTCGATGCGGGCGGAAGCAAATTCTGTAGCCTCTCTGGAAGAAGCCTACGCCAAGTACCGTAGGGAGCTATCCAAGACTGCATCCTCCAACGCTGGGATGGGCGATCCAGAGGCGGCTAAGCGGCTGAGAGATGAGCTGACGCGGGTGCAGGAGGCATTCGCTAAGACTCACCCTGACGTGAAGGAGTACGAAGCGGCGCTGTCAAAGGCAGCCGCTATCACTCAGAAGTCGCTGTCGCCGATGGAAGCGTTGCAGGCGCAACTGACCGAGATGCGTTCCGCGCTTGCTGCCGGAGGGCCAGACGCTGACAAGTTCGCGGGCGCTATCGGGGTACTG